TAGATTACAATGCAAAGGCTCAAGAGCAAGCACAAATGATTGAAGCTAAAGAACAAGAACAACAACATAAATTGCAGATGAAAAAATGACCGAAACATTTATATGTTATAATCGCATAATTAAAAATGGTGACTAATATGATGGTCAAATGTGAATACACAAATTGTGGGGTGGAAACACCACTCACTGCTTTTACTAGAATACATCACTGGCCTTGTTGTGCAAAAGAGATTACAGATATCGCTCTACAAGAGAAGATAGCAGCTAATCTAGAAGAAGCAGCAAAGCCAGTCGAAAAACCTAAGGCAAAACCTAAGGCAAAGGCACCAGCCAAAAAGAAGGCTGCAAAAAAGGAAAAAGGTAAAAAATGAACGATTTTGAAATGGCAGAATTAGCAAAGCAAGTCGAAGGACTTCACGAACTATTAGAAGTCTTGATGGCTAAATGTTTAGATGATGAAGTTGATATCGATGGCGCCGAAGAAGAAGAGTAAATCTAGAGTCAACGAGGCAGGTAACTATACTATGCCTAGTATGAGAAGAAGATTATTCTTAAGAATCAAAGCCGGTAGTAAAGGTGGAGCACCCGGACAATGGTCTGCTCGAAAAGCCCAGATGTTAGCTAGAGAATATAAGAAAAAAGGAGGAGGTTACAAATAATGCCACACCACTATATGTTATCAGGAAAAAAGGTTGAAGTCGATAAGAACGGTAAACCGTTATCTCCTAAACAAAAGAAGATAGCAAGTGCAGCACCACCCCGCAATAAAATTACAGGGGCAGATTTCAAGGCTTTAAGAAAGAGGAGAAAGTAAATGTCTTCTCGTATGAAAAAGTCACAAAGGTCACTTAAGAAGTGGACCAGTCAAGACTGGGGATATGTTACTAAGGGTGATGAAAAGAAACCCAAATCAAAAAGAGGACGTTACTTACCTAAGAGTGTTAGGTCAAGATTGACCAAAAGTCAGAAAGCAGCTACGAATCGAAAGAAACGTAAAGCAGGTGGCGTTGGTAGTCGAGCTAAATACTCTAAAAAAGTAAGAAAAGCTGTAAGGAGGGCGAGATAATGCCGTATCACGGAAAAAAGAAAAAAACAACTAAAAAGAAAAAGCCAATGAAGAGGAAATACTAATGAGAAAACATTATAAGAAAGATGGTACTGTATTCAAAGGTGGAGTACACAGAATGCCTAATGGACAAATACACTCTGGTAAGACACACACAAAATCATCTGTAAGAATTTTTCACTATGGTGAGCTTTCAAAGAAAGCACAAGCCAAAGCAAGAACTCAACGAGGTAAATAATGGCACCTAAAAAGAAAAAGAAAGACCCACGATTAGCAAGAGCAGGAGTTAGTGGATACAACAAACCTAAAAGAACTCCTAATCACCCGAAAAAATCACACGTTGTTGTTGCCAAAGAAGGAAGTAAGATAAAACTTATTAGATTTGGACAACAGGGTAAAAGAGTGGGCACTTTGAAAGGAACCGCAGGTAAACCAAAGAAAGGTGAATCTGCAAGAATGAAAGCAAAACGTAAATCTTTCAAAGCACGTCACGCAAAAAACATAAAGAAAGGAAAAATGAGTGCAGCGTATTGGGCGGATAAAGTCAAATGGTAGAGGAAAAAGTTAAAGATTACGAAAACCGTTTGAGGCAACGTGTTGGAGAAGGAGAATATGAACGTCATAAAGAACTTGTACGACTTCTGGCACGGAATCTTACAATTGAAGACCTGCTTTGGGAAGAAATTCTTGTATCTATTCGGGATGTTGACGCTCGAACAGAGTTACTGCGACAACGCAACCAAATTGTTAGGGATATTCATACTGAGTTTCGTGCTCTTAATATTGAAATACCTACTTTGGTAGAACAAAAAACTGAGAATTTTATGAATTTTCTAGGAGATTTAGAAGAAGATGTTACCAGTGAAGAATCAGAAGGAAATGAAAGCAGCTCTATCGGGGAAGAATCGGTTTGATTCTCAAAATTTAGAGAAGTTTTTCGAAGAAATACGCAAAAATCCAAAGAAAATGGAAAAGTTAGTGCGAACTTTCTGTGAAACCTATCTTTTAGACGCAAAACAGCGTCCTTTACGTGTTAGACCACTACAAATGAAGATTATTGTAGAATCTTTGACATATCCTGATGGAAATCCTGAAAAACACCGTAAATTGGCTATATTAGCCCCAAGAGGTAGTGGAAAATCGTGGGCTTTGTCAATTGCAGTCGTAGTTTTTATGTTTTTTAAGAGATTTAGAGACCTTGTATTCGTTTTAGCACCTACAGAAGACCAGTGCGCCCTGATTTTTAATTATGTATACAGACATTTCAAAGATAATGTATTTTTAGATTCATTAGTAGATAACTACAAACTACACAATAAACCGCACATCAAAATGAAGGGCGGTACTATCTTGCGTCGGGCGCCGGTGGCGCCCTCCAATCAGGGACAATCCATTCGTGGGCAGCACCCAACACTTTTAATAGTCGACGAGTCACCTTTAATATCAGATGAGTTGTTCATCGATAATGTAGAGCCAGCGATAGTCGCAAACAAAGCACCGTTTATTAATCTGGGTACTCCTAAAAGTAAGGAGAATCATATGTACAGATATTTATTTGATGAGGGGTATGCTGATACTTTTAGTCGTTTGCACTTTACTTGGAAAGATGCCATCATAAAGGGGGAAGCTTACAGTCCGCCATATGATGAAGAAGATATGTTGAATAAAATGTTAGAATGGGGAGAGGACTCCCTGCACTGGAAAACAGAATACGAATGCGAATTTGTGGAGAGTATATCTAATGTATTTACACCAACCGGACTACGAGCGTGCTTTGATGACTACGAATTACTTACCCCCGAACAAATTGACGAAGGCGGAGAAACAGGTACAAATAACACTGTGGCTGTTGATATTGGGAAATCTGTTAATTCTACTGTTATTAGTGTATGGAGGACTGAAAAAGGACCTGATAACAATATTGCGAGATTATTATATTTGGAAGAGATTGGACCTAAGTCGGGGGGGCACGACATACCTTATCAAAGAGAGCGTATTATGGACGTCGCTGTTTCTTTTAATGCGGCACGCGTCATTATCGATGCTACAGGTATTGGGGGTGCTATCGAGCAAGAAATAAGAATGGCTTGTATACCATTGAGTATACATTTCATACCGTTCGTATTTACTGGTGGAGCTAAAGGTAGTAAAACATATGCTTACAGGGATTTTGTATCTTTTGTTCAGCAAGGTCTTATCAAAGTACCTGACATCGAAAGACAAGAAGGAAACGCCAAAAAACTAATGTGGAAATGGTATAGAGAACACGTTGACTTAGAATATGTAATGGATAACACACAGAAAACAGAAAAAATTATGGCACCTTCAGGAAAACACGATGATTATTGTGATAGTAGTGTATTAGGAGTACACGCATCTTTATCTATGTTACCAGCAGATAGTATGTTAGGTACAGTAAACGTTAGAAAACGCGGTACTAAGAAACCAATAGGTAGGTATGGCGGAGGCGGTATAACTACTAGCGGAAGACGCCGTCCAGCGCTAAAAAAGCGTCATATGCGTGGTTTATAAGCAAAATTTTATATATTAGCGAAACTTTATATATTGTGATAGCAAATG